CGTCAAGTTACTCATTGAGCGCATTGATTCAGGACAAAAGACCTCTTCCGGGAAACGCATTACATTTACTACTTTTTCGGGATTACCACCGTCTTTTACTTGTGACTCAAGATATTGCTGGATACCCACACGCGCTATCTTGGCATCTACAACAATGTATCCTTCGTCAGTTTCGCTAAACGTTGTAGCGGCATCTCTTTTTATTGTATCGTATTTCATGTTTTTACCGTTAAACTACGGGGTCGGCTGTGCATCGTCAAAGCGGAGGTTCTCCTGGATGTCCGTCAGCAGGAGGCTGTCTAAATGGTTTACCGTTAGGAGCCATGGGTGGGGTTTTGGTATTCTCCCACAAAAAGTACCGCCCCTCACGGAGCCAATGGTCAAACTTTGATTTAGGATATAAACCACTAGGGTTCCCCCTAACACGTTGATCCTGAGAATTACGCCATTGATAGCCGATAATACCCGCTTGCTGCTGACGTTCTTTGTTCAAGTTGCTCACCAGTTTTGCGGTTTGATCTCTTGCAATCAACTTTGCCTTTTTCTTTGTGGATCCGTTTAATTTAACTATATCAGCGATAAGACTACCACCGGTGCGCCCTTTTGTAACGTTTTCGTGTATTAGTTGTTCAATTTTACCGAAATACTGCTCTGGAATAGATTTTATCAATGATACGTTTTTGACAACAGAAGACTCAAGCGCAGTTGCAATTTTAGGGGTGAATGTTGTTGGTATATCAATACCCATTCCACGGCTAATTAAATTGTTAAACCGCTTGCTTTGCATAACATTTACACCCATGGCCTGCCTGTTTGCTATCATAGTGCCAAGGCTCTCTAAATCACCGAAACGAGCGCGTGTATTACGTAAAATGTTGGTTAAATCTGTTAGTACACCGTCTGTTTTAAATTCAGATTCACGAGATTTTATAGCGGGTACAAGCTCACCTGAAATGGCTGTTTCAATCATGCCTACAATATTAAGCAACTCACGACGGTAGCGAACCTCTTCGCTGGTTCGTGAACCTTTGACACCACGGACAGCTCTTTTCCTTGGCTCTCTAGTCAAAAGTTCCCTCATCAATTTCTGGCTCTTCTGATAGCTCAGACAATGTTTCTTCTGTGAGATTTTTACTTAATCCCATTTCCATTGCGTCTTTGAGCAGAACTTCTTCTGGAACACCAATTTCCCATAACTTTTTAAGCTTATCAAGATGCTTGTCGTCTATTTCTGCCTCTTCTTGCATGGTAGGCTGGTTTAAATTATTAAACTCAAAAGAATAATCTTCCGGCATAACACCAATCGAAGATCTTATCATAACATCATCAAGCATTTCAAGACGTGGCCGTAGCATGTTTTCTTGTCCGCTGCGTATGTCATCGTAGTAATTACGCATATCGCTTTCGCCTGTTGCATTAAAACCAGCAGGGGCTTGACCGAAAAATTTTGTTGCTGGTATTCCAGAGGCTCCTGCTACCATGCTTAAAAGTTTATCCAAGACGTTATCAAGCCCGCTAAATGTCGCGGCAGTGCTTTCGAAGGATTCACCATCGTCAAGTATGAGCATATTTAACATTGATCTCTGGGCTTGCATTAAGGCGAAACGTTGGGTTATTTTTTCTTCGTCTTCTGTGCCTATAAAGTCCCACAACTGAGGCGTTTTCAATACATCTTGCGAGGCTTTTAGTGTTAGATTGCTGGCGCCTGCGAGGGCTTGCATTGCGTCACGAATAGTTTCATACATTGGCTGCAGTACGGAGATGCCGAAATATCCATATAATGATATTGTTTCGTATGTAGGCTCCAACCCAATAAATTTTATAATCCGAGAGTGGTGAACGCTAGTACCAAAAATGCTGTAATACATTGGGTCCAGGTAGTTTTCTGAAAATGGATTCCATGTATTCGTGCCTTGGGTACCAACTCTGTGCCTGTCCATTACTTGGACAAACTCAAGATCGCCTTGCTTTACAGCGTTTACGTCAAGTGGTTCACGAAGGTCTTTTCCATCCCGGACACCAAGCAACAAAAGAGAACCACCGAATAACCTGGCCCATTTAATGGCGGTTAATACGCGTGTTTTAATATGTAATTGTTTTTCGGTATCTAGAATGGTCTTAATTATGGCGGGGTCAGCATCGGGAACAAGGATTTCTCTCCAATGCTTTGTCATATCTTCTGCGGGAATGTCCACAGCTTTTCTACCAATCCAAGTTGTGTTATAAAGAGAGTTCGCCTGGTATTGGTCTATTTGCGGACCATATGCAAAAGTACCAGCCGTTCGAGAATCACCCGCGCCGCCGATTCCTGTCATTGCATTAATCATTGAGGAAGCGAATTGACTATCGATTTTTTCTTTCTTCATGGTTTATTGTGTAGCACACTTAATCCATCATGTCAAGTACACTCTTAGCGCGACCTAACCATTTATCTATTGCGTCAAGCGTCGGGTCAACCTGATCATCGTTTGCATGGGTAAACATTTTATTAAAAGCGCTCATTTCGTTTTCATAAGCCGGCAGCCATGGCGCTGATTCCGGTAACCATACATTTCCTGATTCAATCCATGGTGCGGCATCGTTTGCACGTACCAGTTTATCTGTACTTCTTTGCACCGCTATAACGGGTATGCGATCTTTTCTTTTCAGATCTTGTATTAATCCGGTACCACTTGCTTTATCCTCAATAAACATTCCTCGGCAGGTGGGTAGCTTGCTATATTGTTTTTTCCACATGTTCCAGATTAAACGGGCCTCTCTTCGAAGGTCGGGCGCTTCCCATTTGCCCCTATGGACATGCAGTAAATAAATATCTTTACGGCCAATACCCCACACCTCAAAAACTGAGAAATCGTGTTGCTCTCCGGTTTTCATACCGGTGTCTACGTGTATTGCAGTAGCTACTATTTCGTTGTCTTTTGATCCAGGCGTGTATAGATCACTAAACCTATCATATCGGGGAAACCATTTTATTTTGAATATGTCGCCGCCCTTTACCGTTGGCCGTTGCTGATACAATGCACCCCATACGCCACGAGCTTCTGCAGCTCTTTTGATAATATTTAATCGGTCAAGGTCCCATCTCTCCGGGTGTAGTGCGTCCCCGGCTTTTCTTAGGATAATACATTCACAATCATCCCTTGGCACTGTCCCATATTCGTTATACCCATCAAATCGGTATTGATACTCGTCTGTTTCAGCTATTGCCGGGAATACTAAAATACGCCATTTATCACCGCCATTTTTTTCCTCATCGAGTAGCCACCCTGCAAGGTCTTTTACATTCCACCGGGTAAGAAACAGTAGTACCCCAGAGACAGGTGATAATCTTGTATAAAAGTCACCGCTGTACCAATCACGCTGTGTTTCCTGAACTCTTGCGGAGGCTGCATCCCTCATTCCTCGGACTGGATCATCTATTACTCCGATATCACAACCAAATCCTGAGATAGGACCATCGACACCAGAGGCCCGATAACTTCCATCTTTCCCAACTATCTCAAAAACTTCGTTAGTTCGTCCGCCGGTGCCCTTCTTTGGTATTTTTACTTTGGGGAATACTTCTTGGTATATCGCGCTGTCCATTACCTTCTGGACAAATTTATTATTCCTCTGGGCCAGGGTGGCCCCATATGACGCACCAATTTGTTCAAAGTCAGGGTCTTGGCCGAAAACCCAAGCGGAAAACGCGTGGACTGTTGTTGATTTGCCATGTCTTGGAGGGGCAAACAACATGAGTCTGGGTTGTTTTTTGCGTTTTAAATCATAGTAAAAGTTTTGGAACTCTTCGCAAAGTACTCGCTGAAACCACCCTTTCTCAAACTTTGGGTATATCAGCTCATAAAACGTGTAAAAGTCTGTCCTGGCCTTTCGAACTCTTAACTCTTTGACATATGCGAGTATGAGCTCGTTTTTATCCACGGCTACAGGACAACGCCAAGCTCTTTTAGTTTGTCGTTTAGCTCTTCGCTTGAAAGTTCTTTGTGGTGTTCTATCTTTCCTGTAAGCTCAACATTCTCACGAAATGCCCGGACATTAACGTGTTTCCCTATAAGTTCGAGGTTCTTTAGTTTATCAGGCCATTTTATTTTTTTCACTAAACCAGACAACGATTTCTCTTCTCCGCTACCCGTAAATATTTCTGTAATATCGATACCGGAAATAAACTGGCGCCATATTTGGGGCCAGTCTTTTATTGCCTTAGTGGTCCCATCATCATTGAGTATATCTATTACGTCCATCTGGTCAACTTCTGATAGCCGTGATAAAACATAGTCTGAGTCTATAGTTGTGCGTTCTGATCTTGCTATTAACCTTTTCTCTAGTTCCGCTAGTATTACAGGTTTGCACATGTTTTCAGGGCCAATCCTACTCGCTGTCTTTTTAGAATAACCCGCACGAATTGCCGCTTGTGTGCTGTTAAGATCAATCATATATTCATCAATAAAAGCAGACTGTTTGTTGGTTAATTTTGTTTTCATAATAACAACTATACATTTTCTCTAATGAGTACGCAACTATCGCCACCACATCAACGCAGAACAAGGCCCCAAAACCCACTATATCCTCCAACATGCTTACCTGTTCGGCTATCATATAGTTGCACTTGTTGGTCTTGATCGTTGTTTTTTTCCATATGGTACGCCCACACAACATTAATAAAACTCGCTTTATCATCAAAGTTTAGCTCATAAAACCGTGGCATAACATAAACTTTCGGTGTTGAGGTTCTCGTTTCGATTTTCTGGATAATGTTCGTGTTTATTAGCCTGTCGAAAAACGCCTCTCTATCTTCTGCCATTCCCGCGAAAGATTGTGTTACTGTTACCAACAAAAATACGATAGTAAATAATATTCTTTTCATTTTTTCCACCTTTTTTATTATACAACAATTACTTGCGTTTAGTCAACTCTTGTCACCCTGAGAAACACTTCTGTTTTCGCTATTTCTTTAATCCACTCTTTCTTCCAACGTTCAAGCCGTGGGTATAAAATATCAATAAATGTACTAACATCTGTTTTACATTTTAACGCTATTTCTTTACTCGTTTCTCGTGTTTTATTGTCTATCAGCATCACTTCCCCCTCATTAATTTAGTAGCTTCTTTGCACACGGAATCTACAATCATCCTCGTGTTTTGGTTTTCTTGACGATTCTCGTATGGAATAACGGCATCAACAAAGTTTTCCCCGTAGAAAATATACAGATATTCGTTACCATGCGATTTGCGTAGTCTTATGCACTTTTCTCCCTGGTCCTTCACAGCTCACCTTTCTACATCAAGTTTATCTCTAGCTTTACATATCGTTACGTAGTTAGTTTTTTCCACCCAACTCCTGTATCTAAAGTCTTGTTGTAGCTTTAGCCGGGTCCAGAAGGTATAGTTGGTGAGTCGGTTGATTAAACCAGCCATATTTTTAGCCTTTTTGCGTTGCATCCTTTTTCTACCCTTTGCTCCCATAGCACGCCCCTGTTATCCATATTTAATTGTTAGCTTTCTTTCCTTCTCAATAAGCCGTGCAATGGTTTTGCTGTAGCTCACATCCTTGGATTTTAGGTAATTGATGTGTTCCTGAGTCATGTTTAAAGTTATTCGCTCTTTGCGTCCGTACCCGTCGATGCCCCATAAAACGTTTTTAGTTGTTGTCTTTTTCATATTTCTTCGATGTTGTACTTTTGTAGCAGTAGTTCAACTATTTCTACTGTTTTATTTCGCTGAATGTCCATTTTGCATATCCAATCGACTATCTCTTCTTTTTGGACATACCTCTTTGCTTTGTCGTAGTCATCAAAGAAAGCACACCCGACAAACCACCCTGATACCGCTTTAATTACTAACTTTTCCATTGGTTCCTCCGCTACATCATCCTTATCATAAATGTTCAAAGCGTCGTACGGGTCGGAAGACACGCTCCCTTTCCATGCTTTGGTAAAGCCCAAGGTCTTCCAGCTCTCTCTGTATCCTCTACCATTACATTCTTGGCATATCTCTTTTTCGCCAAAGAAAGTACACCAGCCTTTAGTTGAGCATTTCCCACACGGAATCTTTGTCTTTTCGGTGTTTTATTTCATTTACACTCCCCCGTTAAGTTTTGTTTTGTTTCCCTCATCCACTAAATATATAGTACTCTCCCTCGGTACCGAGTGCAAGCGTTTTATTCATTTATTTTAAATAATAATCCCACATGTAAAATATTACATGTGGGATAGCTGCCCGGACAATCCAGGCAGGTGGTACACCATTCTTTTTTGCATATAATTATAAATATGGAGCGCTTAAACTTCTTACTGCATTAAATTTGTAGCCGTTTTATTTTGTCGGCGCATACTTTCCCCCTTTGCTGATTTGGCCATGTTTAAGCCATTTTAAATTCTATTGGTACGATTGCATGGGTTTCCCCACGTTCGATGCTTAAGCTGTACTTTAATCCGCTATTTCGTGTGATAAAATAGCTCCAACGACATCTTCATTGCTTGATTCTATCTTTAAGAGCACTTCTTTAAGCGTTCTGCTATCTCCAATGCCTCTATCAATCACCTATCTGCACAGTGCTGCAAAGTTTGGGTAATAGGTGATATCGACGCTATCGTTTTGGCCTAGCTTTCCCCGGAACATACCTGGAGGAGTTGTATGGTGAAGGTGATAACCTCTGACATCTTTTTTTGCAGAAAATTTTGCGTTAATTTTTATCATATCTTTCTCCTTTATTTTGATTGATCTACTATATATTTTTCCAACTCAACACCCTCAATTGCCTCAATACATTTAGCAATCCGAGCAACACCAAAAACATAAAACGGTGAATTAATCGCTGTGCAATCTTTCATTTTGTCCATTTCAATTCTGAGCGCTGCGATACAAGCCTCTTTAGTAGCAGCCGATCTCTCAGCGACTGCAATTGAGACCAAATCTTCCACACAACCTACGTCTATAAGATAATTTAAGTCGATTGTTGCTTTTGCCATTTCCCCACCTCTATTTGAATTGTCTAACCCTTTGCGCCGGTGATGCTCGTGTGGCTACACCTGCTCTTCTTGGTATTTCTCTATACACATAAAAGTGCTCGTTGCTCCGTCAAAAGAAAGTTTTATCATTCCTGTTTCACCTTCCCTATTTTTCCTGATAGCTAACTCTGTAATATCAGCGTCAGGGTGGCTAGTGTCATAAACTCTTTCGCTATAAAGGAAAGCGACCACGCTTGCGTCTTGCTCAATTGAACCGGAGTCTCTTAAATCAGATAATTGTGGACGCTTGTCAGTCCTACTTTCTACACTCCTGTTAAGCTGTGCAAGTGCTAGGACTGGTACCTTTAAATCTTTCGCAAGAGCCTTTAGTCCTGCCGAAATCTCCGTTGTCTCTTGAGTTTTATTCTCTGAATTTCCTCTGGCCAGCCCAAGATAATCAACAACTATTAAATCAATTCCTGTCCTCATGTCTTGTAGTTTTGCCCTTGCCTGGATCTGATTTATATGCAATGCGGAACTGTCGTCAATCGTTATCGGTAAATTTTTTAAGCTTTTTACGGCTCCGTTAATTTTCGGCCACGAAGATTCATTCAACAACCCACGTAACAACACTTTGTCTTTTATCCCTGATCTACTGCTTATCTGTTTTCTAACAAGTTTTTCTTTGGACATTTCTAGAGAAAAGAAAAGGACCTTACTTCCTTTTTGTGCAGCATTCGTAGCAATATTTAATGCTAGTGTGGTTTTGCCAACTCCTGGCCTTGCAGCAAGAACAATGAGA